ATGGACTGGCGCACCAAGGCGTCGCTTCGCGCCGTGCTCGACAAGTACGGCAGCGACCACGCCGCCGCACTCACCCACAAGCAGGCCGACGACCTGATGGATCGCATCGGCGGGCTCTACAAGCTCATGCAGAACGGCGACAAGGTGATCGTGGCCGCGATGAAGGTCTTGCAGCCGGCCGAGTACAGTAAGCTGCTGGGGGCGCAGTGATGCGGCATTATCTCAGTGAGATTATGCTCGCCGCTACTCTCGGCATGGCGATGTTCAATCTTCTTCGTTGTCGTCACAATAAATCGGATGGCAAGTGATGCGCCTCCCCCTCACGCTCCTCGCCATCGTCGCCCTCGCCGCAGCCGCGTGGGGGCAGGCCGGCGTTCCCGGCGGCTTTGCGCCCGGGGTGCCGCAGACTCCAGGGACTGGAACCGTAACCGTAACGCCTTCGGGCTGTGCTGGTACGGGCTTCGACTTCACGCAATCATGCAATTCGCAGTACGCAGGAGTCTTCTGAATGCGAACGCTTGTCGCTCTGCTTCTGATGACGACGGTCGCTCTCGGGCAGCAGACCTACACGCTTGGTCCGTACACTGCGGATCAGGTAGACAAGATACTGAATACCATCAAGCGCGGGTCGTGGGATGAGTGGAACGATATCATGCAGATTACCGTGGCGTCTGTGCGGGCTCAGAACGAGGCGGCGGCGCGCGCCGCCGTGGACCGCGCGGTTGCTGCCAGACAGCCGCCGCCCGCCGCGCCTGCTACTTCGGAGGAAAAGTAATGCGCAAGATTCTGCTCCTGCTCGCGCTGCTGTCAGCGCTGCCCGCAGAGGCGGCGGATAACGCCATCCTCGTGACACCGTGCGCCACGAGCTGCGTCACGTTCAGGTCGAAGGACGTCGGCAGCGGCGTGCAGTCGCTGATGCAGATACTCGGCGACACGGCGGGTAATCCGCTGGCGACGGCCCCCGGCACTCCCAACGCCAGCTTTGCTCTCCCGATGCAGGGCGTGACCGGCGGTACGGCCGTTCCGATGAGCGCCGCAGCGTTGCCTCTTCCGACCGGGGCCGCCACGTCCGCGCTTCAGACGACCGGCAACACGGCGCTCACCACGATCAACACGACGCTCGGCACGCCGTTCCAGGCCGGCGGTGCGTTGGCGGCCAACCAGTCCGTCAACATGAACCAGATGGGCGGTACGGCGATCAACTCGGGGTGCGTCAGTAACTACGGCACGGCACCAAGTGCGGTCGCGTGTCCTAGTGTCAATGCTTACGTGACCGGTGCAGTAGGTCTTGCGCAGAGCTCGACCACGAGCGGCCAGACCGGCTCGCTAGTGATGGCGGCGGTGACGACGGCCGCCCCCGCCTACACAACCGCGCAAACCGACTACCTGTCGATGGATCTTCACGGCGGGCTGCGCATCGGCGGCGCGGGCTATCCAGCCGGAGCCACGCCCATCACGGCCTCGGCGACGGGCACGACGGGGGCGACCACCGCGACGCTCGCCACAGGCGCGTCAGTCACGACCTACTTGTGCAGCATGTCGATCCGGGCCAACGCCACGGCGGCGGCGACGGGCAACGCGACCGTGACCGGCACGATCACAGGAACACTCAACTTCACGCAGTGGACGGCACCGCTCGCCTCCGGGCTCGGTGTGACAGAGATGATATTCTCGCCATGCGTCCCGGCGAGCGCCGTCAACACAGGCATCGCGGTCATTTCCGCTGCACCGGGGACCGGCGGCGTCGTATCCGTGACGGCGACGGGGTTCACGCTGTGATCCGTCTAGCTCTCGCACTGTTGCTTTGGGCTCTACCAGCATTTGCGGGGTGGCAGACGCGTGACTCCAACTATGACGTATCCATAAGTGGAAGTGCCCCGGCACCGACGTGGACACCGACCGACATTGAAGAGAATGCTGCCTGCGGCTTCGCCACGACGTGCACGCAGGCCGTCAGCGTCACGGCTGGGTTCATAGTCGTCGGCGTAGCCGGCTATCAGGGGAGCACCATCTCTGCCGTGACCGCATGCACGTCTTCGCCGGTCTCCCTGTCGAAGGCTGCTGACACCGGGGCCTTCAACACCAACTACGTAGTGACGCTGTGGTACGGCACGGTCGCATGTAGCGGCTCACAGAATATTGTTGCCACGTCAGCGTCTGCCAACTCGTGGTTTCGCATGCTTGTCGGCGTAGGCACCCTAGCTAATCTTACGTCGACGACGCCGACGACAAGCTGCAACGGATCGAGCGCTTCTGTTTCTGGCGGCGCCCTGGCTTGCAGTTCTGCCGTGACGGTGCCATCCGCTGGTTTTGCTATTGGTTTTGGAATGCAGACTGTTGCGGGGGCGCCGAATTTCACTAACATGACGAACGATAAATCTATCAGCATCTCTACTTTCGGAGGCGTTCTTGGAAACAGCGCCGTCGCCGGCTCTCTAACGCCGAACATGAACGGGCTGACCAACACGACCAACGCAGGCATAGTAGCCGCGACGTGGGACTGACATGAGGTTATTATTAGCGCTGTTGCTGGTTATTTTAGTGCAGGTTTCGATACCGGCGCAAACCGTACAGTTCAGTGGTGCCCAGGCGCCCTCTGCTGGCCAGCAATTCAGCCGCGTCAACCTTGGCGCCGGTGGGTTCTCCACGCGCATCGACATCCAATGCGATCAGGGCGTCGGCCAGTGCAACAACAGCGGCACCACGACTAAAGTAGTCGGCACCGACACCTATGGAGCCTACGTCTCGGTCGCCAATGGGACATGGCAGCAGCTTGTCACCTCTACGTCGCTGCCGAATGGAGATCCCATGAACGCGGCCGGCGCGTGCCTCAACACGCCGTCCACATTTTGCGACAACTTTGAGATCAGGATAGCGCCGAGCAACACCAACGTCGCCTACATGATGATGGGCGGCTATTTGTATAAGACAGCCAATCTCAAGAGCGGATCGTCGGCGACGTGGACCGCGACCGGTTTCACGCAGAACTCAACCTACAACGCCAACGATCGTTGGTGGGGGCCGAAGATTGCGATTGACCCCGCCAACGCCAACATCGTGTTGGTGTGTACGGAGGCAAGCGGGTGCTTCACGTCGACCAACGGCGGCACATCGTTCGGCGCCGTGACCGGAATCACCAATGCGACCTCGAATGGGATGCTGGTAGCGTTCGATCTCAACTCCGGCACGAGCGGTGGCGCCACGCAGGGCATCTACATCACGAGTTACGGCACCGGCGTCTATCACTCAGCCAACGGCGGTTCGTCCTGGACGGAGCTGAATACGAGCGGGATGCCAACGACGCACATGTTCATGGTATCCGCGCCTGCCAATGGTAAGCTCTACGTGGTCGGCAACAACGGCGGCACCGATCAGACGCTCTACATCTACTCCGGCGGCGTCGGCGGAACGTGGTCGACCGTGACGGTCGGCTCCAGCACGTCGGGACCAATCACGGGCGTTGCCATCGATCCGGCGAACAACAGCAACGTGACTGCCGCCAACATCTCGGGACAATTGACGTACAGCACCAACGGTGGCGCTTCGTTTGGCGGCTATGTCGCGGCCGGGAACATGACCTTGGCTGCGACCGACATCCCGTGGCTCGCCCACACCAAGAGCACCTTCACCGATGTCGGCCAGATTGCCTTCGATCCGGCGCAGTCGAATTTCCTATTCTCGACGTCCGGCTTCGACGTGTGGACCGCGAGCGGCTTCACGGGCGGCGCGTCGCTGACCTGGACGTCGCAGGGCGCCGGCATGGAGCAGCTCGTATCCAGATGGGCGATCAGCCCGTGGACGGGCGGAAGTAATCCTCTTGTCGCGGTATCCGATCAGCAGATATTCACCATCACCAATCCGGCGGCCTACCCAGCGTTCTCGCAGCACGGCGGGTACGGTGGATTCACGAACGTGGTGGCGGGAGCGTCGGCGGACTGGGCCTCAGCGACGCCGGCCGACATCATCTGCATGTGTATCTCATATATTGGCAGCGGGGACTTTTCATCACTCTCGACGAATGGCGGCGGCACGTGGGCACAGATTGGCGCCGTGCCGAGCGGCAGCGGTACCAGCTTCGACGGCGGCTCGGTGGCGCGGAGTTCCGCCAACGTGATGCTGTGGATGCAGGCGCCGAACGGCGGCCTCTATGCCACCACGAACGGCGGAACGTCATGGTCGCTGCTACCGATCAGCGGCGTGGCGACTTCGGGCACGATCGGCTGGAGCGCGAGTGCCAACTATTTCCGGCAGACGATGTGCGCCGATCGCGTCTCGACTGACACGTACTATGCCTACAACTACGGCGGATCAAGCACCGCGGGTATCTACAAGGGTGTCTACGCTGCGGGAAGCTGGACGTGGACGCTGGCCAAGAGCGGGATCTTCGACAGCAGCACGTTGTCATTCTTCAATGCCAAGCTCCGCTGCGTTCCTGGCAATGCCGGTGACATGTATTTCTCATCGGGCTATCAGACGCCGGGGCCGTACCCGCACACGGACCTGACATTCGAAGAGTGCACGGACAGCGCCGGCACTGTGACGTGCAACGCCGTTCCCGGCACCATCCACGAGGTTTGGGCTTTCGGGTTCGGCAAAGCCAAACCGGGCGGTTCGGGCTATCCAGCGATCTATCTTGCGGGATGGGTAAACGGCGTATACGGCATCTGGGAGAGCGACAATCACGCCACGACTTGGACCAAGCTGACGGATTTTCCCCTCGGTATCATCGATACAGTGAGCACAATCGAGGGTGATGCCAATACCTACGGCACCGTCTACATCGGGTTCCAAGGGACCGGCTATGTCATGGGAACGCACAATTTTCTGCTCAACCGCGACCTCGACCCCGCATCCAACGACAACTCGCCCGCGTGGCTGGCGCAAGCAGCATAATCAGGAGGAAGTACATGGCTTTCAATTTTGCACCGTACATGGCTGGCGGCCGAAACATTGTCAGTTTCGGAGCTGGCGCGGCGCTGACGTTTGGCGCGATTTCGGCCAGTCAGCAGGGCGACATCGTCGCGGGCTTTGATCACGTATTCAAAGGTTTAAACGAAATCGTGGTAGGCATCGGCATTCTAGCGCCGATTGCCACGACGCTGTGGTCGGCGTACACTGGGACGCGTGCGCATCAAGTGGCCGTTGTCAAGGCCGCGTCGCCGGGCGATTTGATTGAAGCCGTCAATCAAGTGGATCACCCGCAGCTCGTGGCAGCCGTCGCCAAGGTGTCTCCAGCAACGCTTGTAAATGCCGCCGCCGAGCTGGAGAAGGCAACCGCGAGCCAAAAGGTGATCTCGTAATCGTGAACTATCCTTGGACGCCTCCCGTACAGAGCAAAGAGGACATACGGGCCCGGCTTCTCGATTTTGACAGATACCGCGAGACGTTTTTACGGGTGCGCCCTCTTGAGGGCGGCGACCGCGTGCCCTTTATCCTCAATAGCGCGCAACGCGTTCTGCATGCCAAAATTCAGGATGAACGCAAGACCTTTGGTATGGTACGTGCGCTGATTCCGAAAGCGCGCCGCATGGGCGTGAGCATGTACGTAAGCGGGCGGTACTTCCACCGTACAGCTACGGAGTTCGGACGCCGGGCTCAAATCGTTGCGCACCGGTCCGACAGCGCCGCAAACCTGCATCGCGAAGTAAAAGAGTTTTACGCGGGGCTCCCGCTCTCCGCACGCCCGCATCTAGGTGCTTCGAATGCGCGGGAGTTGATTTTTGACAGGCTGAAATCGCTGTACAAGGTCGCGTCGGCCGAAGGCGGTGACATTGGCCGGTCGGACGACTTTCATTTGATGCACCTTTCAGAAGCCGCTTTTTTTGACAATACCGAGGATTTGTCGTCCGGCTTGATGCAGACCGTACAGGACATCGCGCACACGGAAATCATTCAAGAGAGCACGGGCAACGGGCAGTCCGGCATGTTCTATAACATGTGCAGGGAAGCGCACGCTGCACAAAACAAAGGACCGTGGCGAGTGCACTTCCTGCACTGGGGCCTCATGCCTGAGTACCGTGCGGAAGTCCCGCAGGGCTGGAAAGCGCCGAAGGACTTCGAAGATTATGCCAAGTTTCACGGTTTTGATCGCGAGCAACTATACTGGTTTTGGCTGAAAAACTACACATTGGCAACAATGAACGGGGGGCAGCCCGAAACTATTCATCGGCTGACGCGGCAAGAGTATCCGGCGACGTACGATGAATGTTTCATGGCGGATAGTACGCTGGACTTTTTCCCTGCGTCTATCGTCAATGCTGCGATGGTGCGCAAGCCAGCGCCCTCCGCGGGCGCGTTGAAGCTGTTGTGCGTCGACCCAGCCGGCGACGGGCAGGACAAGCCTTGGGTATGCGACCGGCAGGGTTCGGCGATCGGAGCGCGCGTGTGGGGCGAGCTGGCCAACCGTGATTACAACGTGCAGGCGGACTGGCTTAGGCAGACGTTCGAACGATTTGATATGGACGCTATACTGATTGATGTCACCGGGACTGGCAAAGGACTTGTCGACGCAACGCGTCTTCGCATGCGCAAGTACGGCCTGGAAAAGGTTATTGCTGTCAATTTTGCGTGGGGTGCGCTAAACGACGTACTGTACGGAAACAGGCGCGCGGAATTGCACGACAAGCTTCAGCGTTGGTTGCAAGGCGACGTGTCGATGCCGAACGACAAGCTTTTGCAAGAGGAAGCGGCGGCGTACAAGTGGGGGCAGGGCGGCTGCCGGCGTGATGAAAAAATGCGCCTGTTCATGGCGCCGAAGGTGAAAATACATAAGGACATCGGACGCTCCCCTGACCGATTGGACGCGTGCGCGGTGTCTATGGCCGTGGATTGACACGGCGCGTCTGTGCGTGTACGGCAAGTGTTGCCACACATGTACATAGGAGCGCACGCTATGGAAGCTGACCGCAATTTAGTGGAAAAGCCGAAGGCCAAGCCGAAGGGGAGAGCTGTCAAAGCCGTTAGCCGGCCGTGCCGCGTCGATGTCCGGCTGACCCGCGCGGAAAAAGCAAAGTGGGATCGCGCGGCGAAGGCGACCCGGCGCACGGTCACGAGCCTACTTGCTGAGATTATCGAAAAGAAATTCAAATAATTTCCAAGCGTGGCGGACTTGCCACACTGAATTGGTGTAGTACACGTACGGCGCATCACGCGCCAGAAGGGAACACCATCATGAAAAAGTACGTACTTTGTACCGCGCTCGCGCTTTTCGCCAGTGTCGCGTCCGCGGCCGACATGCCTGTCAAGGCGCCGCTGCCGTTTTCGACGAACACCGGGTCCGGCTGGTACTGCGGCCTAGGCACGCAAGCCGGCGTCGCGCAAACGAGCATGTCGGGCAACAGTATTTTGGCAACGAGCTTGCTCAACAGCAACGTGAATGCTGCCGGCGGTGCCGTGGGCGGCGGGTGCGGGTGGATCACCAACAGGGGGCCACTCGGCTCTTGGATGCAGTTCGAAGCCGACGGGTGGTATCAGAACATTTCGGCGACAGCCGGGCCAGTGTCGGTCGCGTCCCGCTGGAGTTCCACGCAGGAAGCGGATATCGGGATAGGTGCGTTCTCGGCAATCCAGGCCGCATTTGCGGCGTTTGGTAGCGGCGCCGGATTCAACCTGCCATTCCCGTCCTTCACGCCAACGTTGCCCACGGGCGTTGCAGTCAACACCGCGCCACGCCAGTACGTCGGCTTGAAAATGGAAGAGTTCGGTTTGACCGGAAACTTCGCACAGGCGGGCGGGGCCGCTGTCGGGTGGGCTCCGGGCCTCACGACCGGATTTCGCTGGCAGACGCTTGACGCAACCGGAAAGCCGAACGACGGCTCGCTGAAGGTTTACGCCGATGTCTTCTGGCCGCAGCGCGGCGACACCTTCAGCAACGTACTCGGCACCAACGGCAACGTCATGGTGAGCGGCGCTGCCAAGTTCACGACTCAATATTGGCTCGGCTTGAAGTACGATTTCGGGCTGTAGAGAAGAAAGCGGCTCGCACAAGCGTACGACGCGAGCCGCTGCTGATCCCTACGCCACTCTGATTTTCCACCCGGCTCCGGTGAAACTCCCCTTGGTGCCGTCTTTGTCGCCGACGTTGCCGGTGTACTTTCCGTCCAGGTCTTTGTTGCGGGGATCCATGCCGGCGTACAGGCTCTGAAGCTTTTGACGGTTCTGCCTGCGGATGTGGTCGCCGACTGCTTTCGGCCGCGAGAACAACAGCGGCCGAAATGCCTTGCCTTCCTTGTCCGTGCCGGCGACAAGATCATTGAACAGCTTCGCCAGCTCGGGGTCCGTAACCTGCTTCCATCCCTTGTTTTGGGCGTCCGCGATTTCTTGCGGAATGCTGTTGATAATTCGAAACTCCCACCCCGGGTACTTTTCACGGTTGGGGATATACAGCTTCAACGGCCTATCAAGCACGAGTTGCGCAATGATGCTATCGACGTCCTGGGGTTCGCTGAACGGCGACAGTGACGCCGTGGCGTCGCCGGGGCCGGGCGCATCCGGCATGTCGAGAGGCGGATTCGGTATCAGGTTCGGCGCGAGCCCGGCCGTGCCCGGGAACGGAGTATTGGTGGACATGACCTACTTCTTTCCTTTGGTGTTGCGCAAGTGGGCGGCGTAGTGGCTTTCCAACGCCTTCGTTACGAAAGCCTCCCGCTGTTCTTTTGTGGCGCTGGCGGACACGAACTTGCTGGTTTGGCGCTTGATTTCGGCTTGCACGTCTTTCGGCGCGTCGGTAACTTTCGTCCACGGGCCGGATGGACGGCGTGCACGGTTCGGAGCGCCCTCGCTACCGGGGCCGTCCGTACGGCGTGGTTTCTTGGGCGGCTTGCCAGCAGTTTCCGGGTCTTCGGGGTCCTCCGGCTCTTCGGGGTCCTCCGGCTCTTCGGGGTCCTCCGGGTCTTCGGGGTCCTCCGGGTCTTTCTTTTTTGGCGCGGTGGCGGGTTTGAATTCATCGTCGACCGCCTTGACGATTGCCGCGGCGAAAGCTTCCGGCGTCGCGAATTTCTTCGGGTCCATGGTCTTGCCGAATTCGAGGGCTTTCGCCGACTTTTTCGGGTCCGTGCCAAACCACGGCTGTTTGTCCAAGTGAGCGCGTATCTCGGCGTCGCCGTACGGCGGGGCTTTGGGCGCGGTGGATACGTCCAGCTTTGCGATATCGTCGGCGATTTTACTGGCGGCTTCTGTGTTGCCTTCGGTGACGGCGGTTGCGAGCTGCGCCTTCAAACCCGCGCGGGCGGCTTCGCGCATCATCGTGTTCAGGTCGTTCATGCCGTGACGCGCTCCCGGATGCTGTTGAAGTTGAATGCTGCGGCCGGCGGCTCCGTTTCAGCGTCCGCGTAGTCCCACTCCAGCGACGCGGCGTCCGGCATGCGCGCGGCCGGGATGATGCCTATCACGTCGTTGAAGCTGGATACGTACCGCCAGCCGCTCGTGCTCACAAGCTTGCCGCCCTGGATCATGGTGCCGGCGAACGGGCGGAACAGCACCCAGTCGCCAATTTTTACGTCTTGTCGCCCCAGGCCGCCTTCGCCATCCTTGAAACTGAACGCGAGCGGCCCCATTGCGAAGACCCGACCGGCCATGACGTTGTGCTGCATCATGTCGCGAGTGACATCCGCCGTAAGGATGCTGCCGATTTTCGACGGCGGCATGGGCAGGCGGACAATCACCATGTCGCGCGTCGGCTGTACGTGCTCGTGCGGAATTTGAAATGAATGGACCCCTACGCTCACTTCGCGCCTCCTAGTATTTTGTCAACTTCGTCCGCGGCTTTCGTCAGTATTCCTTCGAGTTCATGATAAGCCACTGCCCGCCCCTGCGTCACCGGGGGCACTTCCGCCCCCGAGAACAGAAGCGCCACCACCGGGTCCCGACGCCTGCGGAGGTACGCCAGGAGTGCCCGCGTTTCCGGGCTGGCCAGCCACTCCGTCCATGCTTGTTCCCGCATCGCCCGCTCCCTGCATCATCTGCTGTACGGCATGTTCAAGTTGCGCCATGGTCAGCAACGCAGCCTTGTTGTCAAGCATGCCGCCGCTCGCCTCGACCAAGTTTTTGAGCGCTTGCGTAAGCTGTACAGCTACGGCGCCTGTGACCTTGATACTTTCGGTCTTCTGTTTCATCAACGCCACAGCGCCGTCAAGCTTTTCTTTCGGCGTAGCTTGTGGTTCCGGCGGCTGGCCGATCAGCTTTTCCGGGTCGGGGAGGCGCAGCGTCATGCAGAGACGTTTTACTACTTCCTGAATACTGAAGCTGCCGGGTACTTTCGCGCCCATCTCCAGCATCTGCATGTAGATGCCCGCCAGTGCGGAGCGGTGCATTTCGGTGGCGAGTTGCGGGTCTGCCGTGACCGCTACGCCGTTTGCGTCAGCTTGCATGCCTTCGGGCAGCATGTCGTACGCCGCGGCCATTTGTACGAACATGCGGAACTCTTGCGTCATTGACGCAACCATGCGGCGGTGTACGGCACTCTGAACTTGCGTGCCGCTGTCGATGACGCCGCGGGCCATCGTTGCCGTCATCGATGCGGGGGCGTTCTCCAGTAGGTTCAACGTCCCGGCCAGCCGGTCGCCGAGCGTCATGATCTTTTCAAGCACCTGCACGGAACCGGCGGAAACCGACTTTTGCGGGAACGGCGACCACAGCTTATCCAGCGGGGTGCCGTCCGTGGGGATTGACGTGATTCGGTTGCCCTTGATTTCGATCTTATCCGGCAGTCCGAACTGGCTACCGCCGACTACGCCGCCGTTCTCGCTTTCGCTCTTTGCAGTGTCCACGATCGAAGCAAACAACCGATCGGCCGAATTTTCAACCCGGGCTAGCAGCTTACCGAAACCCATCGGGAAGAAACCGCCTTTGGGGTCCGGCAAGAATCTGTACGGATAGAACCGGCGTATTGGGTTGAAAAACAGCGCTTCGTCGCTGTCAACGACGGTGCTCTTGGACCACAGCGGCGTAAGCTTGACGACTTCCGCCATGTCGTCCCGCGATATGAGCGCGGTCCATGGCTCGTCGATTTCATCGCCGTCTAAATCAAGCCAGCAATCACACTCGTAAAATCGTTTCGGCGCCTGAGGGTCGTTTTCGTCGTATTGGGGGTCGTAGTCAACCCAATGACCGCGCTCAATCGAGCGCTCGATTTCGTACGGATAGTGCTCGAATTGATCCGTGATGCGCGGTGCGCGCTCAACTGACCGTACGTTGCTGTTTATGATGACGTCCCCGCACGTACGGAAATACGAACGAAAAACTCTGTCTTCAATGCTGAAAGACCGCTTGCGCCATGCCAGCCCCGTCACGGCCATGTGCACAACTAGCGGATCAGTGTCTAGCGTCCAATTCGGGTCCCGCGTACGGAGTTGGCTGGATACCCACTCTGCGAGCGCTTCGCCGTCTGGTTCGCTTGCTTTGGCTAGGTCGGGTTCGCCAAGTAGCGCGTCAGTGGCGCGCGCCGAGAATTGAATCACGGCAGAGAGTGTCATTTCGGTAGACGGCGGCTCACCCTCGTTGGACCCTTCCTGCTCGCGGTCCTGCGGCTTGGCAATGTTCCCTTCCGCCGTTACGGCGTCAAGATAGCCGTTTGCTTCACTCAGCCAGTCGCCCATCGACTGTTCGTCTATGCCAATCAGCATAATCAATTCGTCCGCGAGAGACCGGCGTTCCTCCACGTCCATCTTTTCGGCCAAGTTGCCGAACGATTCCGGATCGCCAACATCAAATTTGAGGGTTGGGAGGCGTTGCATGGGCATGGCGTGTCATACGCTCGCTTTGTGATTCGCGTCAACGATAGCACGGGCAAGCCTCAACAGAACTTCGGTGGACCATTTTGATTTTG